GGAACCGGCCCCAGGCGAAGCCGACGGTCTCCTTCGGAGCGCGGCGGGCGATGTGGCGGCTCATGCCTGCGCTCCCTTCTTCCCGGCGCGGCGGCCGTTACCACCCTCGACAACCTGACGTCGGCTGATCGTGCGCTTATCGATGCAGGTGGTGCCCAGGATCTGGACCTTGCCGCCGGCGGCCTCGAAGCGAGTCAGGTCGCTGGCCAGCTTCTGCCGGTCCTGCTCCTTCTCGCGATCAGTGGCGCCGCTGAAGACGGGCTTCACGTGGATGCTGGTCATGCTGCTGCTCCTTCGTAGACCCAGCGGCGCACGGTCCCGAACGGGACACCCAGCGCTGCGCTGATCTGGTTGACGGTGTTGCCGCTGGCCCGGAGCTGCCGGGCGCGGCGTTTGGTGGTGACCCGCCAATACCGGGCGTGACGCTGGCGCGGTACCGGCATGCCTTGGCAGCGGGCCATGTCCTGGACCGCGCGGGGCGAGCGCCCGAGGGCAGCCGCGACGGTCATCGCGTCGCGGCCCTCCATCTGGCGCAGGGCCCGCAGTTCGCTGGTGCTCCAGAACTCCATCACGCGGCCTGCGCGTAGGTGTCGGGCTGGGGTTGATCGTCGTGGACTACCTGCAGCTGCTGACGGGCAAGGCCAAGTCGGAGAACCGGAACGACGAGGTGTCTTACATCTCGCGTCGGCTGAAGGGTCTGGCCAAGGAGCTGAAGTGCCCGGTGATGGCGCTGTCCCAGCTCAACCGCAGCGTGGAAAAAAGCCTCGACATGCGCCCGGGCATGGCCGACCTGCGCGAATCCGGCGCCATCGAGCAGGACGCCGACGTGATCGCGTTCCTCTACCGGGACGACTACTACAGCAAGGAGGCCTGCGGCGCGCCGGGGATCTCCGAACTGATCGTGGCGAAGAACCGCCAGGGCGAGACCGGAACCTGCTACCTGCAGCACCGGCTGCAGTGCAGCGCCTTCGACGACTACACCGGCCCCCGGCCGAACTACAGCCTCAAGGGTGTGGCCACTGCCGGCGGTGGCGATGACGACTTCGACGTGCCCTCGTCCGGACGCCGCCGACGCAGCCGCCGCGACATGGCTGCAGGAGATGACGCATGATCGCGATGACAGCAGCTGCGCGGAAGATCCGCGCCAAGCGGGCCAGCCGGCCCATCTACGCAATGTGCCAGCGGTGGGTTGATCCGGCCACAGGGGAGGAGATTGGCGCGTTCGCCCCAAGCAACGACATCGATCGCAGGCTGGCCAAGGACCGCGGCTACCGCGTCGGCCATGAGTATCGGCTGGAAATCAAGGCTTCCCGCAATGCGGCCTTCCATCGCCTGGCCCACGTCATTGGGCATCTGCTGCGAGATGGTGGAGATGGATGCAACGCCGGTGGTGAAGGCGCTGCTGGATGCCGCCGAGACGGTGCTGGGCGCCGGCGCGCGCAAGGTGCTGGCGGCGGTGCTGCCAGAGATCCGAACCATCCCGGTGAAGGTGGCGCAGTCCCTGGCATTCGATTCGATGGAGGAGGAGGACTTCGCCACCTTCTTCAAGGGCATCACCGCCTGGATCGGTGACCACTACGCGCACGTCATGTTGGACGACGTGCGCGCGGACTACTGGCGGATGCTCAATGGACGGCATCGGCCGGGGAGGGCGGCATGATTTCCTGCTCGATCTTACTAACTACTGGAAGCGTCAGGAAACAACGTCAAAAGGTCAGCCCGAGCAGCATCAGCCTGCTTCTTCACATTGGCGATGCATGTCTTCAAAGCCTGTGTTGGATCAGATTTGAACGTGTCTTGCGCGAACTCCTTCCAGCGATTTCGAGTTTCTTCATGCAAAAGATCCAGCGACACAATCAGGGTGAGGAGCTTCTCACCGGTTTCTGGCAGCAGTGCCAATTTGGGTACGTTCTCCCTCAACCCAGCGGAAACTTCCATGGACGGAATAATCGAGAAAAGGGTAGTTGCATAGCTGGAGATCAGAATTCCGTCGGCAGGCTCGCGATTTCGATGAGGCGCCCCTCCACGCGGCGGATTGGTCCAGTGCGCGCGACTCAGGCGCCGGATTTCACTCCCGTTCCAATCGGACATCTTAGATCTCAGGTTGCTCATGGTTCCACTGACGACAGCGAGCTCACGAATGAGGTTTACGGAGTGAGAGCGAGCAATAGCAATTTCCCTCAAGCGTTCCCGCTCCGCCTTTGTCGTCTGACTCGCGATTTCCCGTTGCTCCTTTGCAGACTGACGGGAGTTTTCCCGCTCTTCTTTGTCCGCCTCTCGCTGCTCCCGTCTGCGATCCGAGTTTCGAGGGACGAGGATTGCGACCACGATTGCCATGACGCTGCCAACCGCCTGCACCCATGCTGGCCATTGGATGTCCTTGTATCGCGTAACAGCGCTTGGGTCACTGGTCAGTGCCCAAGCGAAAACAGCGCCGGCGCAGAATGTCATCACTGCGACAATCGCCCAGTCTCTGTCGGTCCTTCCCTGATTCATTGTTTCCCCCTGTGGTTGTCCGAGATTCTACCGCGCGGGGTACTCGCATGAAGCGTGGGCGGTCTACCGGCAGCATGACCCTGGCCCAGCTGACCAGGCTCGACACGATTAAGGAAATAGGCTGCATCGCATGCTATGCGCTCGGATTTGGCCGAATGGACTGCCATGAACATCACCTGCTGGTCGGCGGCAAGCACGGCCAGCCTCGGCGCGGCCACGACTTCACCATCGGTCTGTGCCCTTGGCACCACGTCGGTGAGCCCATGGGCGGCCTGAGCCATTCGGCCTGCGCTGACCGGTACGGCCCGAGCTACGCCCGCGAGCCCCGCAGGTTCCGTCAGGAAATCGGCAGCGACGACTACCTGCTGGACCTGCAAAACAACCTGATCAAACAGCACCTGGAGAAGTCCTCATGGCGACCCGCCGCCTGATTATTAGCATCGACCCCGGCCGGACCGGCGCCATTGCGGCGCTGGTCGACGGAACAGCGGGGCCGGTGATCGACATGCCGCTGCTGACTGTCGGGGAGAACCAGGAAGTTGATGCTCGCGGCATCGCTCTGTTCATCCGGGCGGCCAAGGACCTGAACCCAGGCGCAGCTGTGTCCGGGGTCATCGAGCGTGTGCGGGCGATGCCTCCGAAGAGGGGAGCCGACGGCAGAGAAGAACGCCGAGCGGGCCCTCAGTCGTCCTTCAACTTCGGCGACCATTACGGCAAGGCCAAGGCGGCATTCGAGCTGCTGGGCATTCCCTGCCTGCGCGCGGAGCCGGTCAGCTGGAAGCGGCGCTTCGGGCTGATCGGTCAGGACAAGGATGCCGCCCGCCTGCTCGCCATTCAGCGCTTCCCGGCCGCCGCGCACCTGCTGCAGCGGAAGAAGGACAACGAACGGGCCGACGCGCTTCTGATCGCGCTGTGGGCGGAACACCATGCGGCCATGGGCCAGGCCGCCGCATGACTGGTGCCGAGCTGCGAATGCAGAAGCGCTACCGGTCCTTCGTGCAGAAGCATGGCCGCTGCTCCGTCTGCCATTTCCGCGCCGCCGGCGCCGAGGGTTTTCACTGCAAGGGCTGGCCGGACAGGGCCGGCACCTGCGACAACGACAGAAAGCTGCCGGTTTTCCGATTCGATGACGCCGTACTGGAGGGCATGCGCGATGCGCAACAATGATCCGCTGACCGAAGAGCTGCGCCGCTGGGGTCACGCCCAAGTGAATCGCTTTGCACTGAGCCGCGCCGACAGGAGTGTGCACGTCCTGGACAAGGTGCGCGACCACGCCCCACTGACGCGGGAGCGGGCGATCCAAGACCTGGTTGGCCGCGACGGTACCGACCGACGCCTCCTGATGGCGGCTGGCGCCGGCGTTAAAGACCTGCGCATTGTGCCAATGTGGGCCGCCGACCCGATTCGTGCGTCCAATGACGCAGACCACCCCCATGACAACCCGGAGATTGCGGTAGATGTCGGCGTGCCGGATGAGCTGCGCTGGATCGACCGGGCGCTGGCTTCCATGGAACGGCAGTACCCGATGCGAGCGCTTATCCTGCGGACAGAGTTCACCGTGTCGGCCAGCCAGGCGGTGAAGGCGCGCATGGTGGCCGAGAAGTACGGCGGCACGTTGTCG